AGCTGGTCATGCCCGAGGGGTTCAAGGCCGACGACAAGCTCCTGGCGGGGTTCAAGCCGCTGGCCAGCGAGTTCGGCCTGGACGTTCCCAAGGCTCAGAAGCTGGTCGACCTCTACGCCGGGGCCGTGAAGGCCAGCGCCCTCGCCGCCGAGACGGCCTGGGCCGAGCAGCAGGGCAAGTGGGCCGAGGATGTCAAGGCCGACAAGGAGCTGGGCGGCGCCGCCTTCGAGAAGACCAAGGTGGACGTTGCCCGGTTCTTCGGCGCCCACGACAAGGACGGCTCCATTCGGCAGGCCATCAACGAGCTGGGCCTGGGCAACCACCCGGCCCTCGTCCGCCTCGCCGTGCGCGCTAGCGCCGCGCTAGCCGAGGACGGCACCGCCCTCCGTCAGGCGGCCGGTGGCGGCGAGACGGACGCGCAGGCCGTCCTCCGCGCCCGCTACCCGTCGATGTTCAAGACCGCCTAGCACCCCCTTTCCACGAAGCAACAGCAGCAGCAGCGCCCGTAAGGGCACCCGTGCGCCCGGCGTCCTGCCAGGCCACTTCCGCAAACCTCTCAAGGAGCATCCCGCATGGCCGCAATCGGCACGCTGTTCCCCACCCTCGTCGACCTGGCGAAGAAGTCCAACCCGGACGGCAGCATTGCGTCCGTGATCGAGCTGCTCGCCAAGAAGAACGCTTTTATGCAGGACCTGGCCTTCAAGGCTGGCAACCTGCCCACCGGCCACCGCTTCAGCGCGCGCGTGGCTCTCCCCTCCCCGACCTGGCGGAAGCTGAACCAGGGCATCGCGGCCAGCAAGGGCCAGACCGATGTGTACGAAGAGTCCTGCGGAATGCTGGAGGGACTCAGCAAGGTCGACTGCGCGATGGCCGAGCTTGGCGGCGACGCCGCTGGCTTCCGTGCCGATGAGGACAACGCCTTCGCTCAGGGCTTCGGGCTGGAGATCGCCTCGGCGCTTCTCTACTCGTCCACCCAGGGCGGCACCCTCGCCGGTTACACGGGCGGGCCCGAGAAGATCATGGGCCTCACCCCGCGCTTCAACGCCACCGTGGGCAACCCCGCCTCGGGCCAGATCGTCAAGGCCGACGCGGGCGGGACCGCCTGCACCGCTGCCAAGGGTACCTCCATCTGGCTGGTCGGCTGGTCGCCGGACACCGTGTACGGCATCTACCCCAAGAACTCGGTCGCTGGCTACAAGACCGAGGACCTGGGCCGCATCCTGACCAAGGACGCTGCCGGGACCAACGAGTTCACGGCGTTCGTGACCCATCACAAGTGGAGCCTCGGGCTCTGCGTGCAGGACTACCGGGCCGTCGCTCGCGTCTGCAACATCGACACCTCGGCCTGGAACGCGGCCATCACGGCTGGCACCGCCGACATCGCCGCCTCGATGATGGACGCCATCGCGTCGATCTTCGACATCGGCAGCGTGCAGCCGGTCTTCTACATGAACCGCGCGACCTTCGCGATGTTCAACAAGCAGCTCAAGGGCAAGTCCACCAACTGGCTGGAGTACGTCGAGCGCGGCGGCCAGCTCGTCCCGCACTTCCTCGGCGTGCCCATTCGCATCAGCGACGCGCTGGTGTCCACCGAGGCCGTCGTCAGCTAACCGCTGGCCAGCTCCTCAAGGAAACCACAGACATGATCCTCGACTCGCAGCTCTGCTTCACCACCACCGCCGGGCAGGCCGTCGCTGCCGTGGCCGACACGGTGTCCACCGACACCCTCGACCTGGGCGCCAAGGTCCGCATCCAGACCGCGCGCGTCTCGTTCGTCGCGACCGCCGTGGGCGGCACCACGCCGACCCTCAAGGTCGACCTCTACGGTGACACCGCCCCGGGCTTCGGCACCGAGAAGCTTCTCGGCACCCGCGCCATCGTGGCGGCCGACCTCGTCGCCAACAAGGTGTACCACTTCGACGCTCCCCCGGCCGCGCCGTACCAGTATTACCGGCTGAAGTTCACCATGACCGGCACCACGCCGACCTCCACCGTCCAGGCGTACCTCGTGGACGAGGAGCTGGTGCAGACCGACATCCTGCTCGCAGGCGTCGGCGTCCCGTAACCCGCTGGACCGTTGAATGGGCGCCTCTCCTTGACGGAGGGGCGCCTGCTTCAGCCGCCCAACCCCGGAGCCCAATGGCCATCACGAACGTCAGCATCGCACAGACCGCGCTGGCCAGCATTGGCGAGACGGGCACCGTCGCGTCCCTCGTCGCCCCGACCACGAAGGCCGAGCAGCTCGCGGCCCTCTTCTTCGACCAGACCCGGGACCGCCTCTTCAATCGGCACAACTGGAGCTGGGCCACGCGGCGCGCGGACCTCGTCCTCGCGGCTAGCCACACCCGCTACGGCTGGGGCTACTGCTACACGCTGCCTGCCGACCTCGTCCGCGTCATCACGCTGGACACCGGCTACCGCGCCGCAGGCCAGGCCATCTCCCCGAGCTGGGCCATCGAGGCGAACAACGCCGCGACCGGCCGAATCCTCTGCTGCGACATCTCCCCCGCTAGCCTGGCCTACGTCGGGCGCATCATCGACCCCGCCCTCTGGAGCCCCGGCTTCCTCGACGCGATGACCAGCGAGCTGGCCTTCCGCCTGACCATGCCGCTAGCGGTCAAGCCCGAGCTAGCGCAACAGGCCCTGGCCATCTCCCGACAGGCGTGGGTGCAGGCCGTGGCCGACGACCTGGCCGAGGCCAAGCCCGACGCCGACCCGCCCTCCGACTACCTCGCCGCGCGGAGCTGGTGACCCATGCCGCTCATCCGGCAGTCCGCGTTCTCTGGCGGCGAGGTCGCCCCCAACCTTCAGTCCCGCACCGACCTGCCCTCGCGGGCCGATGCCGTGCGGACGCTCCGTAACTTCATCCCCGCGCCGACCGGCGCCGCCCTGAACCGGGCGGGCTTCCAGCTCTGCGGCGAGGCGCAGGCTGGCGCCACCCGCGTCCGCCTCATCCCCTTCACCTTCTCGTCCACGCAGTCCTACGTCATTGAGCTGGGGCATCTCTACTACCGCGTGTGGCAGGGTGGCGGGATGCTGCCGGACATCGGCGGCGGCCTCTCCTACGTCGTCACGCCCTACACCGAGAGCCAGCTCGCGCGCATCCAGTTCACGCAGAGCGGCGACGTTCTGACGCTGACGCACATGAGCCACCCGCCGCGCGAGATTCGCCGCACCTCCGCGACCACCTGGCCGTTGTCCAACTTCTCCATCGTCCGCACCGTCACCGCCCCGACCGCCGCCCCCACGGCCATCGCTGGGGTTCTCACGGCCAAGGACGACACGCACGCGGTGCGCGAGTGGGATTGGGTCGTCACCGCCGTCAAGGACGGCGAGGAGAGCCTGCCTTCCCCGGTCCTGCATTACGCCGCCATCCAGACCGCCCCCGACCGCCCCATCACCCTCCAGAGCAGCGCGGTGACGGGCGCCGTCTACTACAACTGGTATCGGGGGCGCGGCGGGTGCTGGGGCTACATCGGCAACTCGACCACGACATTCTTCCTCGACGAGGGCCAGGTCCCCAACTACAGCGACCGGCCGACCACCCAGCGCGACCCGTTCCCGAACGCTGAGTACCCGGGCGTCGCGACCTACCACCAGCAGCGCCTGACGTTCGCGAACCAGCCCTCGTACCCCCAGCGCATCCTGACCTCGCGCACGGGGATGCTCAAGAACTTCGACTTCTCGCTGCCGCAGAAGGATGACGACAGCATTGACTTCACCGTGGCGTCTCGCCAGTACGAGGAGATTCGCGGGCTCGTCTCCCTGCGCCACCTCGTCATCCTCACGGCGAACACCGAGTTCGTGGCGGACGGCGGCGACAAGCCGATGAGCCCGACGAACATCAACCTCGTCCCGGTCAGCTTCAACGGCAGCTCGACGCTGCACCCCCTGGTCATCGACAACGTCATCCTCTACCTGTCGTCCCAGCGCGCCTCTATCCGCGAGCTGGCCTTCGACGGGCAGCGCGGGGGCTGGGGCGGAAGCGACGTTACGCTGGTCGCGAACCACCTGCTGGCCAGCGGAAACCGGACCATCGTCGATTGGACGTACCAGCGCCTGCCCTACCCAATCGTGTGGGCGGTGCGCGACGACGGCAAGCTCATTTCGCTCACTTACGCGCGCGACCTCACCGTGGCCGCGTGGGCGCAGCATGACACCGATGGGCTCTTTGAGTCCGTCTGCGCCGTGCCCGAGGGTTCCGAGGACGCGCTCTACGCGGTCGTGAAGCGGACCATCAACGGCGTGGCTCGCCGGTTCATCGAGCGCATGGCCACCCGCGTGGTGACCGACTCCTACCTCGCGTGCTTCCTTGACGCGAGCGTTTGGTACTACGGCTACTCGCAGACCACCTTCACGGGTCTCGATCACCTTGAGGGCAAGCACGTCACCGCCGTAGTGAATGGCGTCGTGCAGACCCCGGCCGCCGCCGTGACCGGGGGCAGTATCACGCTGTCTGGTGTCCCGGGCGGCGTCATCTCCGTCTTCATCGGCCTCCCCTACAACAGCGACATCGAGCTGCTCGACCTCTTCCACGCCGCGACGGAGATGCACGCGCAGCTCAAGAACGTCTCCAAGGTCATCTGGGAGGTCGACCAGACAGCCGGGCTGTCGGCGGGCGAGTCCTTCGCCTCCCTGACCCCGTGGACCCCGCCGCTCGGGTTCGTGCCCTCCACGCTGGGGCTCTGGAACGAGCAGTTCGTCGTGCCGGTCAACAGCACTTGGAACCGGGGCGGCCGGGCGGTGCTGCGGCAGACCCAGCCGCTCCCCGTGTCGGTCCTCGGGGCCTCGCGCGAAGTCGCCCTCGGCGGCCTGTGAGCCTAGCCGTCGAGATGACCCCCGCCACCCTGGCGGACGCGGTCGAGCTGGCCCCCAACCTGCGCGAGGCCGACTGCCGCGAGGTCATGCGGGCCGCAGGCTTCACGCCCTACGAGGCGCTAGCCAAGTCCCTAGCCGCTACGGCGCCGCGCGCCTGGGCCGTCCGTTTCGACGGCGAGCTGGCCTGCATGGCGGGCATCGGCGGAACCGATCTCATCGGGGGCGCGGGCATCCCCTGGCTCCTGACGGGTCACGCCGCCGACCGCCACCCCCTCGCCTTCATGCGCCTGGCTAGCGGCCTAGTCGACCGCTGGGCCGACGAGTTCCCGGTCCTCGTCCAGATGGTCGACACCGAGTACCCGGGCGGCGCGCGGTTCATGGAGGCGCTCGGCTTCACCATCCTCCCGCCCCAGCCCCATGGCCCCGGCGGCCACCCCTTCCTTCCCTGCATGAGGTTCCGCAATGTGTGAGCCGGTCAGCATCACGATGGGCGCCGTCACCGCCGCCACCGCCATCGCCAAGGGCGTGGGCGACTATCAGGCTGGGCAGGACAACGCCGCCGCCTCGCGCCGCAACGCGGTGCTAGCCGACAACGCCGCCAGCGACGCACTTCAGCGCGGCGAGGCCACGGTGGCCCGCCAGCAGATGCAGGTCGAGCAGGTCGAGGGCCAGCAGGCTACGGGCTACGCCGGGCAGGGGGTCGAGCTGGACAACGGGTCGGCCGCCCGGACCGCGACCGACACCGCCGCCATCTCGGCCATCGACAACGACACCGCGCGGAACAACGCGCGCCGCGAGGCGTATGGCCTCAAGACGCAGGGCGTGAACTTCCGTGCCGAGGCCGCCACCGCCAACCGCTCCGCTAACTACGCGCTAGCCACCTCCATCATCTCGGGCACCGTCTCGGGCGCCTCGGCGTCCGGCTACTTCAACCCCAAGCCGGTCGCTCCGGGCAAGGTCTAAGGACCCCATGGCCTTCGCAATCCCCACCCTCGATGCGCCCCGCGTCGCCAATCAGGCGCTCCCCGCCGTCTACGAGAAGGCCAACCACACGGGCGCGGAGTATTTCGCCAGCGCGGTTGCGGCCCCCGTCCTCGACATCGCCGGGAAGTACGCGGCCGACCTCAAGAACAAGTACGACGGCGCCGCAGTTGAGGAGGCCCTCAACAAGCAGGCCGACCACCAGCGCGCCCTCGCCGCCAAGGTCAAGGCCGCCGAGAACAAGGACGCGCTAGGCGCCGCGACCGACGCCGCCGCCGAGGCCGACAAGTATTCCAAGGACCTGTTCAACGGGCTGGCCAACGACGACCAGAAGCGCGCGTTCTCCACGCACGCCAACCGGGCGCTCATGCAGTTCAACGGCATCGCGGAGGCTCACGCGGCCGAGCAGGCCAAGGCGTTCGACGACCGGGAGTTCAACGCGGGCAACGCGGGCGACCGGCTCGATGTCAACACCAATCCGGACTTCCCGGGCGTCACGGAGTCGGCCACCAGCAACATCACGCGCCGCACGGACGCCTACCTCCGCGCCAAGGGCATCCCCGCCGCCTCCGCGCAGGGCACCTTCCTCCTCAAGGCCGAGCTGGCCCACATGCGGACCGGCTACGTCAAGACCCTCATCGCGAAGGAGGATTCGGAGCGGGCCGCCGCCTTCATCGCGGACAATCCCGGCGGCTTCGGGGACGCGAGCGCCGAGCTGGAGGCCGAGGTCACGCGGGTCCGCACGGCCACCGAGGGTCGCAGGCTGGCCGAGGAGTCCGCCGCTCGCTATCCGACGCCGGACGGGATGTTCGATGTCGAGCTGGCCAACCGGGACGCGCGGGCCAAGTTCCCCGCCGGGTCCAAGCAGCTAGAGGTCGCGCTAGAGGCCGTGCAGGCCGTCGCGCACAAGACCGAGGCGGCCGTCGCCCTGCGGGACAAGCAGGGCTACTCGACCTGGCTCTCGACCTATCAGGCCACCTCCCCGAACCCCGAGCAGCGCAACCTCGACACCTTCAAGGTCGGGCGCGACGCGGCGACCTTCTACGCCATGTCGCCCGTCTACCAGCACGCGGCCGAGGAGATGTGGCAGGCCGACAAGGCGCACAAGAGCAGCAAGGCGCTGGAGCCGTGGGAGCAGGCGCGCCTCCGCGACCTGATGGTGTCCATCGCGGAGGACCCGGACAAGTACGGGGCTAGCGACGCTAGTATTCTGGAGAAGGACTCCCGCTACACTAGCCTGCCCCAGCACGCGCGCGCCCTGGTGGACGCCCGCTTCGTCGAGGCGCACCGGGACAAGAACAGCCCCGAGGCCGTGTCGCGCACCCTGGACCCGGACCTGCGGACCCGAGGCATCCTGCTGGGCTTCCTCTCCGAGAAGGCCAAGACCGGCCTGCCGTCGAGCTGGCCAGCGGAAGATCAGGCGAGGTGGGGGCAGCTTCAAGACGAGGGCATTCCCGAGGCCCTGGCCTTCAAGAAGGACGAAAAGAACAAGGGAATGCGCTTCTCGACCGCGAAGGTCGACGCCCTTATCAACCGCGTCCGGCGCACCTACACCATCGAGGGCGGCGGCAAGGTGTGGGGCGACCTCAACAACGCGAGCCGCGAAGAGGCCGAGGCCACCAACAAGCCCGTCCACCCGAACGCCTCCGACTCCGAGGTGGAGCGGGGCCGCAAGGTGCAGATGCTTCGCGGCTTCGACCCGGACGTTAGCCCCGGGTACTTCACGCCCGAGGAGCTGATCAAGGCCAGCGATGAGCTGGCCGCCACGACCTCGGGCCCCAACCCCGTCGAGCGCGCGGACATCATCAAGCAGCTCCAGGCCGCGAAGCCGCCGCGCCCCACCGACGAGGCGTCCATCCGGCAGGTCTACACCAAGACCGTTCTCGGCTACCGCATCAATCCCCCCAAGCCGGTCCTCAAGCCGCGCGTCTACGACTCCTCCCACCGCCAGGGCCGCTAAGGAACCATGACCACCCCCCTCGACTTCACCGCCGCCATCGACGAGCTGCCGCCCGTCTCCCAGCCGGTGCCTGCTAGCCAGGGGCGCGACTTCAGCGCTGCCATCGACGAGCTGCCCCCGGCCCGCCCGGCGGTCGACACCTCGCAGGACGAGGCGCAGAGGGCGCGCAACCTGCGCTGGATGGTCGCGGAGACGACGCGCGCTCCCGAGGAGCAGGCCGAGGTGCTGCGCCTCGCGTCCGCGCTGACTTGGAAGCCCGAGGATGTGGCGGCCGACCTGCCCGGGGCGCGCGGCGCCGCCGAGGCGCTGAAGCTGGACTCGTTCACGGTGGTTCGCGACCACCCGGTCCTGGCTGGCTTTATTGGCGACCCGAACACGGTGGCGCTGGCCCGCAGCGACTACGACCGGCTGTCCTGGCTGGAGAAGCTGACGGGCAAGGACCCGTATCTGGCGGACGGCAGGCTCCAGAAGGCCGTCCCCGGGTTCTTCGGGCGGACGCTGGAGGGGCGCCGCCTGGCTGGCGACAACAAGGCGCTGGAGGCCCAGCTCATCGCCGGGACCGAGAGCGACGCGACCCTGCCCAAGGTGTGGGTCTACACCGGGCGCGGCGGCGGCGAGTGGCGCGACCAGACCCGCCCGATGACGCAGGAGGAGCGGGACGCGAAGTGGGCCCGGGTCGAGACGAACGAGGCCGAGCTGACTCGACTCGGCGTCTCCGGGGACTCGCAGTTCCACCAGAACGACTACGTCCGCAACGCGCTGGCCAACGTCGCCAAGCTCGCCATCGACATGGGCCCCGAGATGGTGGTCGGCGGCATCCTCGCGCCAATCGCCCCGCTCGCCGCCCTGTATTGGGCCGACGAGATGCGGGGCGGGGTGTACCGCCAGCTACACGCCGCGAAGAAGGCGGACGGCACCACCCCGCTGCTGACCGACAAGGAGGCGGCCGACTACTCGGGCGCTGGCGCGCTCATCCTCGGCCCTATCATGGCCGGGCTCCCGGGCGCCCTTGGCGGCACCGTGGGCAAGACCGCCATGAAGGTCGGCGTCGTCGAGTCCGCCGTGGGCCGCGTGGTGCCCAAGGCTATCGACCGGCTCATGGTCGACCAATCCTTCACCCGCGTCGTGGGCAAGCTGGCCAGCGAATACACCGAGGCGCAGCTTCACGGCGGGCTCATCATGGGCCTTCAGTCCGGGGTGACGCAGGCCACGCTGGAGCTGGCGCAGGCCACCCACGGCGAGACGCCCGAGCATCGGCTCATCTCCTCGTTCGTCTCGGGCGCCGTCCAGGGCATGAAGGACTTTGCCATCATCTCGGCGTTCCGGCCGGTCCTCAACACCTACTCCAACTTCGGGCGGTGGAAGCGGTCGGCCGACCTGGGCGACAAGCTGGACTCCATCAGCACGGTCATGTCGGACAGCAGCACCCTGCGCGTCGCGGCCGTGGAGTTCGGCCAGCTCGTCGACAAGATGGGCCCCGACACCACGATGCACGTTGAGCTGGAGGCGCTGACCACGCTCTCGCAGAAGGAGGCGATTCCCGTCCGCGAGCTGGCTGGCCGAATCATGGAGGACGGCGGCGCGGCATTCGACAAGGCGCTGGCTAGCGGCGAGGCGCTGCCGGTCCCCATCGGCAAGTGGTCGACCAACGTCGTGAAGAAGGGCCTCCACGATGCCCTGCGCCTCGACACCTCGCTGGACCCGGCCCTGCCCACCCGGCGCCAGGCCGCCAAGCAGCAGGCCGAGCGGGAGCAGGAGCTGGCCAAGAAGTGGGAGGAGCGCCAGGCGGGCGGCGTCCAGGGCGAGCTGGACACGCTGCACGGGCAGCTCGTGGCGGCGGCCCTGCGCTACAAGAAGTCCCCGGCCGAGGCCGAGGCGTTCGCCCGGATAAACACCGAGGCCACCGCCACCGCCGCGCGGCTGCACGATGTCTCCGTGGCCGAGGCCATGGAGAAGGTCAACCTCCCCCGGCTCTGGCTGGAGGAGGCGTCCGGCAAGGCGTTCAATGTCCTGACCGGCGAGTACCGGGTGTCCCAGCCCCAGACCACGCAGGCCGGGGCGGCCAAGGCGCGCAGGGTCCAGGCGGCGGCCGAGTTCGCGGCCCACCCGGCGGCGAGGGCCTGGGAGTTCCTGCGCGGCGGCGCCCCCAAGGGCACCGAGGCGCTGGCTAGCGGCCTGCGCGAGCGCGCGGTGGCTAGCGGTGCGGCGGCGGCCCCCAAGGAGCTGCTGGCCGAGATCGGCAAGGTGCAGAAGCGCATCGCCAGGGCCGAGGGCGGGGCCCACCTTGAGCCGCTAGAGCGGCGCAGCGCCACCAAGCGCGCGGCCGTCCGCATCGAGGCCGACCCCGAGGGCGGGACGGCCGTGCGGCTGCACGACGGCGCGGGCGAGGCGACGCACTCCGTTCGCATCCCGGCCTGGCTGGACGCCAAGGACTTCGCGGAGCACCGCGCGGCCTGGGAGCATGTCTGGTCCGCGCTGGGCGGGCCGGACGCGCCCGAGGCGGCGCAGAAGCTGGTCTACGGGTTCATGCGCCCGTCCATCGAGGACGGCGCCGCCGGGCCGTCGAAGCTGGGCATCATGCAGGCGTGGGCCGCTGGTCGGCTGACGCAGGGCCTGGGCGGCCGGGGCTACAAGGGCGTCCGCGAGGCGCTGGCGAAGTGGGCGGCCGAGCCCGAGGGCACCCGGGCGGCCGACCCCATCGACCCCCGGGCCTGGGGCGGGCTGCTGGCCAAGCTGAAGTACGACGAGAAGTGGGTTTCGTCCGGCAAGTTCACCAACAAGAAGAAGATCGAGGCGTTCGACCGCTGGCTCGCGACCACTTCCGGCGAGCTGGACACGGGCCGCGCGGGCTACGCGAGCCGCCCGCCCGAGTGGTACGGCGCCCCCGACGCCGTCGATGCTGGCGCCGCCAAGGCCGCCTCGACCGAGTCGCTGCGGGCCAGGCTGGTCGAGCTGAACGCGCAGGCGCGCGAGGCCGCCCTGGCCGGTGCCGAGGTCACGCCCAAGGTGGACTTCGACGCGGCCGTGAAGGTGCTGGGCAAGGACGCCACCCGGATTCCAACCGAGGTTGGCGGCATTCTCCCCGACGAGCTGGCTAGCGCGCTAGGCGCCCCTAGCGGCGAGGCCCTCCTGCGCGAGATGGTCGCCCGGCGCGACCGCGCTGCGTGGATGAAGCTCCAGGGCTCCAAGGTCGAGTCGCTGGCCGGTGAGGTCACGAAGGAGCTGGGCGTCCAGCCGCCCGACGCCCTGCCGCCGGACCTGCTGGCCGACGCCGCGAGCAAGGCGCGCGTCGCCGTGACCACCCCAGAGAAGGATGCGCTGGCGGCCAACCCGCCCCGCGAGACGTTCCTTGAGCAGGCCAGCCTGGAGGGCGTGGTCGTCACCGAGAAGGACAACTCCATCCACCTGCGCGACGCGGAGTCGAAGCTCTACCTCTGGACCGAGCAGAACGCGGAGGAGGGCGTCCTCGACATTTCCCTGCTGGGGGTGGACGCGGGCCCCGAGGGTCTGCCCCGCTGGAACGCGGCCGTCGAGGCCGAGCGCGGCAAGGGCTACTCTAGCGCCCTCTACCTCAAGGCCATCTACACGGCCAAGCTGCTGGGCTACGGGCTGCGGTCGGACATCTCCCGCACGGCCGCCACCGAGCGCATGTACGCCCGCCTCCAAGAGCTGGGCATTCCATTCGAGGTCACGCCGCAGGGCAACGGGCTCATCGACCGCTTCACGCTGACGGCCGAGCAGGTGGCCGCCGTCGATGTCCCGGCCGTGTGGACCGAGCTGCGCGCGACCACCATCGCCCGCATCGGGGAGCTGCACCAGGCCAACCGTGGCGCCATTCGCATGACGCTGGGCCCGGACGGCACGCCCCGCGACTTCATCATCCGGGCGCTGACCGGCGACAAGACCACCCTCGCGCACGAGTCCGCGCACTTCCTGTCGTGGTCGATGCACGACATGGCGCTAGAGGCTAGCGCCCCCGAGGCGCTCAAGGTCGACTACGCGGCCCTCCTGAAGTTCGGCGGCTGGAAGGACTCTGCCGCCCGTCTGGCCGACAGCCTGGCCCGCGCCGAGCTGGGCGCCATCCCCGAGGGCAAGCGCACGCCCGCGCAGGCCGAGCGGCTGACCAAGCTGGAGGCTGGCGAGGAGCGCATCTCTCACGCCTGGGAGCAGTACCTAGCCGAGGGCAAGGCGCCTAGCGCCGAGCTGAAGACGGTCTTCCGCCGCTTCCGCGATTGGATGGGCAAGATTTACGGCTCCATCGAGGGCATCAAGAAGCAGTACGCCGACAACTACGGGCAGGAGCTGGAGCTGTCCGACGAGGTGCGCGGCGTCTTCGACCGGATGCTGGCGGTCGACCGCTCCGTCGAGGCCGTCAAGGCGGCGGACGCCCGGGTCGACTTCGGCAACCTGCTCAACCTGACCCCCGAGGACGCCGCCGACATCGCAGCGCTGCGGGAGCAGAAGTACGACGAGGCGCGCGACCGGCTGGACCGGCTGTCCGCCGAGTCGCAGGGGCGCGCGGCTGGCGTGGGCGGGCACCTCAACGCCGAGCGCGAGATGATTCGCATCGAGGCTGGCCAGCAGTTCGACCGGAGCCCCGGCGGCGTCACCGAGCACTTCCTCCTGACCGGCAAGCTGCGGGGCGAGGATGTCAACGGCAAGGACGCGCAGAACCCGATGGGCGCCGGGACCGCGCTGCTGGACGAGCAGGGCCGCCCGATGCGGCTGGCCTACGGGTCGGTGGCCGAGGTCGCGGGCGTCGCCGTCGCGGACAAGCTGAAGGCGCGCGGGCTGACCCGCGAGCACGGGCTGCACGCGGACGAGGTCGGGGAGGCGCTGGGCTGGGGCAGCGGCAAGGAGATGGCCACCAAGATGGCCGAGGCGCTCCCGCGCGACCAAGCCATCGAGGCCGAGGTCAAGGCCCGGATGAGCGAGACGTTCGGCCCCGAGCTGGCCGCGAACGCCGAGGCGCTGGGCAACGCTGCGCGCCGCGCCGCCGCAGGGCCCGCCGACCTGCTGGAGGCCGCGCGCGTCCGGGCCGCGCTGGCTCGCGAGGTGGGCGACAAGACCGCCCGCCTGCCCTCCGGCATCCTGCGCGACACCGTCGAGCAGGCCCTCACCAAGTCCCGGGTGGCCGACCTGTCGCCCGAGTTCCACCTCGCCGCCAAGGACAAGGCCGCCGCACGCGCCTTCAAGCTGATGGCCGAGGCGAAGCGGGCCAGCTCCAACGGCCGGACCGAGAGGTCCGACTACCTCTACCGCCAGGCGCTCCACGAGTGGGACGAGGTTATCCTGTCCCAGCATCTGGCTAGGGCTAGCGAGAAGCTCGCTGGCCAGGTCGAGGCGATGCGCGCCCGGGTCGAGCGGTCCGGCGAGGAGAAGTGGCTGTCCAGCCTGGGCGCGGCGGACATCTCCTACGGGGACGCCACCAAGACCATCCGGCTGGCCAGCGGCTTCGCGGAGGGCAAGGCCGACCCGGCCACCGTCGAGCAGGCGCTAGCCGCCATGAAGCGGGACGGCGGCGAGGTCTTTGAGGAGGACGGGCGCCTCCATTCCTCTGCCTGGGATGACGACGCTATCCGAGCCCTTGTCGCCAAGCCGGTGGCCTGGGAGCAGCTCACCGTGGCCGAGGCGAGCAACGTCCACGCCGCCATCGTGAACCTCAAGGCCACGGCCAACGGGAAGAACACCATCACGCTCGCGGGCAAGAAGGAGTCCCGCACGTTCCTCCTCGACAAGATGGAGGGCGCCATCGGCCGCCTCATCAAGAAGGGCCTGCCGCGCGACCCGAGCGCGCTGTCCTGGGCCGAGCGCGCCATGCTGGCCACCCGGCGCGGCCTCGCCACGGTCGACGCCAACCTCACCGAGATCGAGGCGCTCGTCGACCGCGTCGTCGGGAACGACCGGGACAGCCCGCTCTGGCGCCTCATGGTCGAGGAGCGGCTGCGCTGCCAGGACCGAGAGCTGGGCCTGACCCGTAAGTTCGCGGACCGCATCGACGCGATGTGGTCCGAGCTGCCCGAGGGGATGGAGAAGCGCCTCAAGTCCACCGCCGAGGGCGCTAGCAAGGCGCTGCCGATGCCGGACACGGGGGGCATCATCAACCCCGACTCCCCGATGTCCATCGGCCAGCTCATCATGGTGGCGCTCAACCTGGGCAACCTGGGCAACAAGCAGCGCCTCCTCGACGGCTACGGCTGGACCGAGGCGCAGGTCAAGGGCGAGCTGGGCAAGCACCTGACCAAGGCCGAGCTGGGCTGGGTCCAGGGCGTCTGGACCGCGCTGTCCGACCTCTACCCCGAGATCGAGGCGACGCACATTGCCGACACGGGCCTGCGCCCGGAGCACGTTGCCGCCACCCCGGTCAGCTTCACGCTGGCCAGCGGCGAGGTGGTCGAGCTGGCCGGGGGCTACTTCCCCGCCCGGTATGACCCCCGCGTCCCGTCTGGTCGCCCGGTCGGGCTAGCCGACGCTAGCGGCGTGGCCGAGCTGCGGACCCCCAACGTTCGCCCCGCCCGCGTCAGCACCAGCCACACGATGGAGCGCGCCGCCAAGAACGACGACCTGCTGAACCTCGACTTCCGCGTCGTCCCGGCGCATGTCACGCAGGTCATCCACGATGTCACGCACCGCCTGTGGGTCAAGGAGGCGGCGGGCGTCGTGATGGACCCGCGCTTCCGCGCCCTCGTCCGCGCGCACATGGGCCAGGAGTACGATGTCCAGTTCGCCGCCTACGTCCGCGCGGTCGCCACCAACGGCGCCAATAGCGTGGCGGGCGACGCGATGGGGCCGCTCAACGCCATGCTGTCGTGGACCAAGAGCAAGGCCACGATGGCGGCGGTGGGCTTCAACGTCTCCGTCCCCCTCACCGACCTCACCAACCCGCTCCTGCCCCTGATGGCGGGCGAGCTGCGCGGCGAGAGCCTGGCCAGCGTCACCATCAAGCTGGCGTCCAACTGGCCCGAGATGCGGGCGATGGCGCTAGAGAAGTCGATAGCGCTGCGGGCGCGGGCCAAGCACGGCAACGGTCTGGGCCTGGAGCTGGACAACATCATGTCCAAGAGCACGACGCGCGACATCGAGCACGCGGCCTACTGGATGATGGAGACGACCGACCGCGCCACCTGCACCCCGGTCTGGCTGGCCAAGTATTACGAGCTGCTGAAGGGTGGCGCCGACGAGGTTGTCGCCGTCCGCGACGCCGACGCCCTGGTCCGCAAGTATTTCCCGGCCACCGACGCGGCTAGCAAGGCCAACTGGCTGCGCGACCGTGGCGCGCTGGGGCAGCTCACCTTCCTCTACGGCTTCGCGAACAAGGTCTACAACTTCAACCGGCGCACCATCACCGCCGCTAGCGACGCTTGGCACGAGCCCGGCGCCGCGCCCGCCGACAAGGCGCAGGCCATCGGCCGCGCGCTGTTCGTCCTCACGGCGCAGGCGGCCGTCATGGGCGTGGCTGGCGACTTCCTCGCCTCGCGCGGCCCCAAGAAGAACGACGACCCCAAGGGCTGGGCGAAGTGGGCCAGCACCCGGATGCTCGCCACCGTCCCGTACCAGCTCCCCTTCATCTCGCTGGTCGCCCCCACCACGGCGCGCGGCGGGATGCCGGGCTCGTCCCTGCTCATGCGGCTGTACGCCGAGGGCAAGCACGGGGCGACGGGCCAGGCTGGCCCGGCCGAGATTGGCCTGGCGCTAGGCGCTCTAGCCGCTAGCGGCGCGGGCCTCGGCCAGGCGTCGAAGACCGGCCGCTACATCGACAACGGCCTGGGCCGCGATTGGCGCCAGGGCCATTACCGCTCCGCTGCCTCGGGCCTCATCTTCGGCCAGAAGGCGTCTAGCGAGCTAGTCACCCCCCTCAACATCGGCGCGGAGTAACCGTCATGACCGAAGTCGTCAAGAGGTCGAGCTACCAGCTCCTCACGCAGGGCCTTGAGGGCGAGGAGGCCCGCCGGGTCCTCGTCGCTACGGCCGAGCAGGCCGCGATGGAGGCGCCCGTCGCCCTGGCGCTGGCCCGCGTCTCCACCGCCGCAGCCGACGCCGCCGCAGCCGCAGCCCTGCAAGCCGCCATCGACGCGGGCCTCGCGCAGGACGCCGCGACCGCAGCGAACACCTCGGCGGGCGTGGCGCATGACTTGGCCAGCTTCAAGTCGGCCTCCTTCGCGGGGGCGACCGAGCCCACCAATCCCACGGGGGCCTACGCCCTGCGCTCCGGGGATATGTGGACCGACACCGGCACGTTCGTCGACACCGATGGCGTGACCAAGGTGAAGAACGAGGTTCACATCTGGAGCGGCAGCGCGTGGACGCAGGTCGCGCGGCAGCGCCTCATCGTCGCCAACGAGATTCTCGTCGGCTCCCTGACGGCCGACCGCTTCGTGTCGGGTCAGGTCGAGACGCCGGGCGGGGCCGCGAGCAAGGTGGCCACCGCGAAGTCGGAGGCGCTCTTTGCTGCCGCGCAGGACGCGACCACTAAGGCGGGAGCCGTCACCACGGCCCTGACCACCCTGCGGGACTCGCTCAACGACGACGACACGCTGACCCCCGTGGAGAAGTCGGCCACCAAGCTGCTCTGCGACACGCTGGCGGCCGAGCGCGACCCGCTGGGCACGCAGGCCGACACCTTCGGCATCGTCGACGAGAAGGCCGCCTACTACGCCGCCCTCTTGGCGCTGGCTGACTGCATCGCGTATGTCGGCTGCTGGACGAACATGGAGCAGGACACCAGCCTCGCCTCGGCGGGGGGCGGTGGCGTGTTCCGTTCCTACATTCAGTCGGCCATGACGACCAAGCAGGCGCTCCTCACGAAGATTTCCGCGCAGGCCGAGGCGCGGGCCAAGGCCGCCTCCCTCGACAAGAGCACCTACCTGACGGCGGGGCAGACCACCATCGAGGGCGGGAAGATTACGGCGCAGACCATCACCGCCAACAAGCTGACCATCAGCGGCGGCAACTCGTCCAATCTCTGGCCCAACGGCAACTCCGAGATTCCCCCGCCTGCCTCTTATATTACCCCGGCCACCAGCGCGGAGAGTGCGGCCGACGCTGAGTTCGGGTGGTGGTGGGATGACGGCGGCGGTGCCACTAACACGCATCGATACATACGCAGACTGTCGGCCAACACCACGCTGGAGTGCAAGCCCAAGTGCCAGCCCGGGGAGGTGTAC